TACTTCTTCTGTTTTGATAGCACGGATAGATGCGTTGTGATCTTTCGCTGATTGTAATTGCGTTTCAACTAGGTCTATCTTGTAAGTATTCTCGTTAATCTCAGTCTTGTTATCTGACACACGAGTCTTTAGTAATGTGTTCATCGTACTGAATACTTGAATGTCCAATAGGTCTTCAATGATCTCACGACGTGCCTGTGCTGTAAGTTCCATGAATGGCACATATGTAGCAGAGCCAAGTACAACGATTTGGTTGAACGACTTGTAATTAAGATTAAGAATAGTTTGCTCAAGATATGCTTGTTGATCCTTAGTAGCCGCCTCTTGATCGACAAGTTCGCCATTCTTCCAAATCTCGAATACGTTAGGTTTAATCCCACGGACGATCTTGTAATAGTTTTGTGCAATCTTAAAGACCACTTCAACCATTGTCTCACGTCCATTAATACTATTGACAAGTTGTGCTTTGTTGATCTTACGAAAAGCCTTGCCATACAAAGCAAACACAATAGCATCCAGCAGCGTAGACTTACCACTGCCATTAGTACCACTGATAAGAGTGGTTCTACTTTTGTCTAGTTGTATCTCTGTCCAAGCATTACCAGATGACAATAGATTTTTGTATCTCACACTTTGGAATTGAATTTTCATAGACTTAATGCCTCATTATATAGTTCATCAACAATCTGTTTGATTGCATGTTTGTTAGCCGCAGTATCCAAAGTCTCAATATAGCTGTGGAGAATATCCTTAGTATCAGCACTTTCATCAAGTATTTCTTCAACACCACTGTCTTCTAAGTTTAACGAATCTTCGATAGACTTAACATCTGATGCACCACTATCGGATAGTTTGTCAAGGAATAAATCATACACATACGGATTAGTTCTATTCTTAACTACTACTTTAATAAACGCATCTTTGATATTTGATAGGTTAAGTGCTTGAACATCTTCAACTGTCATATCAGCATCATCATACTCTATCTTATGATATATGGGAGTTGGATTGAGTATCCAATCAAGGTTGCGTGTCTCAGTATCTAATACACGAAAACCACGTTTCCCACCATGATCACTCCACGTCATCTCATAGGGCGCACCAAGGTAATTGATGTTTCCATACTCAGACGGATGATGGAAGTGACCAGAGTAAACAGACTCAAAGTGTGAAAAGGTTTCTTTGTTTAACCCATGAGAACACAAGGTTCCCTTCAACATCTCAAAACCCACAATATCAAAGTGACCCATGCAGATGTGTGCATTAGATGTTTTCAAAACGTTTAAAGAGTTCTGACTGTTGTTCTTGGTTAGCCAAGGAACCATGATTACCTTAGTAGAACCAAATGTCAGTTCTTTAGGTTCGTTTTCGTATACATGAAAGTTGTCATATTCTTTCAATAACAAATCCATTGAATTGATCTCATTGGTATTAGAATAATATACTGAATGGTTACCAACAATAGAATGGTATTCAATGTTACGATCTCTCATCTGATTAAAGAAAAACTTCTTAGCACGATTTAAGGTAACGTAGTTGATATACTTACGTCGATCAAAAGTATCACCTAAGTCAAGGACAGTCTTAATATTATGTTCATCAATATACGGGAAGAATACCTCAGAGAAGAATCTCTCTTGATGGTCAAGAAACACTCTTGCATCTCCGCGTACTCCAAGGTGCATATCAGTGATGATTGCAATTTTCATTAATACTAGTCCTTCTTTTTGGTGTCTTCTTTCTTTTTCGCTTTGTCTCTTTCTATTTTGTCTTCGAAGTCTTGCACGAAGTTATTCATATAGTCTGCATTTGTATACAGATTAAGAGCCATGTCGTCGCCTTCATATGTACCACCAGTTGAAATCATTTGTTGGCTTGACTTAAACCTAATATACATCTGTTTCTTCTCTTTGGCAATACGTCTTAGAAACGCATACCAAATTATCTGTGTAAAATACGCAAATGGATTAGATGACTTCTCTGAATTGAAGTTACCGATGTATAGTAAGCAGTTCTCAATGCCATCAGAGATCATATCGTCTTTATATGTGTATCCACTAAAGTTTGGTTTCGTAGATAGTCTTGTAGCTATTTGAAAAATACAAGTTCCGATATAATCTGGTACACGAGGTTTTAGGTCTTCACCTGCTTCTTCGGCATCTTTACAATCGTTCTGGTATTTGATTAAAGCTTCTAGTAAGTCTCTATTGTTTACATAATTCTTTTTAGCTCTTCTTGCCATAAATGCCTCCTTGGTAATTTGTATCAGTATACCACATATAGTTAATTTTGTCAACTATACATTTTTTACTTGACAAGTTTCTTAACTCGTGTATAATAGCGTTATCGCTTATGATAATAATAATGATTCTTTAATGCTCTTTAAGGCTATATTTCTACAGTAAATATTTTCATCTTAAATTGTTGCTCTCCATACATATCAATTCTTTTACGGAAATGATCCAAAGTATAATTAGTATATTGTCCAGAAGAAAGATCATCAGTAATATCATAAAGAACAGCTTTATCGGAACCATTACCTTTTCTTAAAGAACGTCCAACAGACTGTAACACTTTAATCTCTGATTTACCACCAAAAGCAAATATAACATTATCTAAACGTTTTAAGTTAACACCAGTTGAGAACGTACCAAAAGAAGCAAGTATATTATGTTTCTTCTCAGGATCATTTTCAACAAGATGTCTAATCCTTTCACGTTCTTCACCTTTAACTTTACCATGAATAAAATGTAACTCTCTACCCTCTTTCTCAAATAAAGGTTCTAGCAGTTTACCATGCTTCTCAACAAGATCAAATAAGACTAAGTTGTTTTGTCCTTCTAAAGACCATAATAGGTTTCTTAAAAATATGTTTCTCTTTTCACAGTTGACAAGAAACTCACGTTCAGCACTAAACTTCTTACTATTCTCAAGTTTATTAATAGCTTTTTTAAACCCCTTGCGTATGTCAGTTGGGTGTGAAAGTACAATAGCCTTCACATCAAAGTCAGCTACAGTACCATCATCAATAAGGTCTTTAGTGGTTACGTGTTGTCTAACAGAACCAAAACAACCTTCAAGAACGAGTTGATGTGTCTTACTTTCTTCTGTCTTTAACGTACCAGTAAAACCATGTCTGTAATAACACTCAGGTAAATTACCCATAATCTTCTGTAATGATTTTGCTTGGAACAAATGTGCTTCATCTCCAAGAACAACTTTAAACTGATCAAACCATTGCTTGGGAAGTTTCGCTAATGATTGCCAAGTAGAAACAACAATAGGCTTATCAGTAGTCTTATCAACACCACCCTGTATTTTATAGATTGCTTCTGGGTCACAGCCATAGTCAACAAAGTCACCTTCCATTTGGTGAACAAGTGATATAGTAGGAACAATAATTAATGTTCTGTGATTAAACTTTCTATAGTAATGCTGTTGCATCAAATAAATGATCAGAGACTTACCAGATGATGTTGGGGATAGATTTAATGAACGACTGTCTCGTAAAGCATCAACAATGTACTTATTTTGATAAGGTCTTGGCTCATACTTACAATTAACTTCTTTAGCGATTGTGTATCCATAGTCTTCAGCAATGTCTTCGCCATGTATTAAATGATCAGGCGCATCCATTTGATAACCACGATCATCACAAAATCTAATAAGTTTCTTGATCAATCCAACTAATAACACAGGACGCATTGGTGCGTATAGCCTAATATAGCCATCCCATATCTTGTTCTTATATGCAGGTGTGAATTGGTAGTTGGCAGGTCTAAAAGAAAAGAATTCAGCAATCTCTTGGCGTACACCTGGATCGGCAGTTACCTTTAGATTGATAGCATCTAATTGCTCTACTGTAATTACTTCTGCCATGATAACCCTCACATTGTTCATAGTATATGCTACTATTTATACAACATGGCTAAGGGTTAATATTCACCTGCTTGGAACTTAATTACATCTACCATTGATTTGATTATGAAGTTACGACTATGAATAGTCTTAATAATACTTTCAAGATAGTTAGCGTTCTCAGTATGGAAATCAATTCGTAGACTCAGTTTAATGATGTCTTTATCTGATTGTATGTGTTTATCTAAATCAGCACGTATGACCTTTCTTTGGAAAGGTTTCCAACCACGAACTCGCAAGTCTTCTTCAGCCATTTCGCCACTATAATAGTCACGCTTATCCATCTCAAGTTCTTTGTAGTCACCCTTGAGTTTCTTAACACGCAATGCTTCATTGTAGTACATATTGTAATACTTACTATGTAACGAGGGTATATTTCGCAATTCATTCATTAGATCGTTTTCATTGATCTTAGAATCTTTTGACCATATTTCACTAATTTCGTTTTCCAAAGTATAAACCTTTCATAGATGTACTAGAAGGATTATACCATAGCTATATTAGATTGTCAACCAATTTTTTGAAACTCAAATCTATCATATCTGAATGACATGTTAACTTCTGGATAAGTAACATCACCTGCCGTTACGTCAAGTTGGACAGAACTAAGAGACACTGGCGTACAGTTTAAAAAGGTAAATTTAAGATTGGGGTTCTTGTTGCTGTTTAGTACCGTAATACTAATGTCACTGTTAAGACCTTCTGTACTATTTTCTAATGTCTTATAATCATCAAACTTTTCTGGGCTTGATAGTGCTTGCATCCAGTTGTAACATTCCATATAGTTATTCATGTTTTCATCTGCGATGAAGCTAAAGTCTAAATCTTGGTATGCCAATCTGTCACCTGGAACGTATAAGTTTCCCATAGGGTTTGCAAGCTGAGGTGCTTCTAATGTAACGCCTGGTATAAATGCTCTTTGTGTAAAAAACTCGACGTTAGGCAAACGAGCCACAGATACGGTAAAACCGATAGGAGATAAGTAATTTGTATTCATTTTCAAAACTTTCCTGTTTGACAAATAGTCTTTTCTATGATACTATTTATAAATGTTACTAAATAAGGATTATTGATTAATCCTGAGAATAGCGAGGCCGCATGGCAGAAGATTTTAAAATTTTAACAGCACGTCAACACGTTAGAGAACGTATTGGTATGTATATGGGTTCAAGTTCCCTTGAAGAAGTTGAGCGATTTGTTATGGGCGAGTGGAAAACTGCTAAGTACGTCCCTGCGTTATCTAAGATGGTTGATGAAATTCTCGACAACTCAATAGATGAAGCGATTCGTACTAACTTTAAACACGCTAATAAGATTGATGTATCAGTCAAGATGGATAACTCTATTACTATCTCTGATAACGGACGTGGCATTCCACATGAGGATGTGTTCGATGCAACCACCAAGAAAACTATAGCTAGGGCTACAGCCGCTTGGACTAGAGTTAATGCAGGTACGTCGTTCGATGATGAACGTGTGACTATTGGTACTAACGGTGTTGGTTCATCTGCTACTAACTTCTTGTCAACTAAGTTCGTTGGTAAAACTTGGTCTGGTGGTAAACTACTTCAAGTACAATGTACCAATGGTGCTGAAAAGATACGAGAAACCAAGAAAGATAAAACTGGCAATGGTACTGAGGTATCATTCGTACCAGACTTTAGTTTGTTTGAGGTAGACAACCTTAACGATCTCGACACACTTGCTTTACTTGAGGATCGTTTGATTTCATTACAAATGGCTTTCCCTGAGATTGCGTTTTCTTTCAATAAGAAGCGTATCAAGGTAAACAACCTAAAGAAATATTCTGATATGTTTATTCAAGAGGGTGAAGCTTCTATTATTGAAAAGAGTGACAACCTCTCTTTCTTCATTGCATCTTCTGAGGATGGTTTCAGATCAAACTCATATATCAATGGTGTGAACACACGCCAAGGCGGCACATACGTTGACTTCGTGATGAATGGTATCGTTGATGAACTTGTCGTCAAGATTAAACGCAAGCATAAGATTGAAATGGCTAAGATCACAATCAAGAGTGGTCTATCGTTTGTGATGTTCAGTCGTAATTTTGTCAATCCAAAGTTTGATTCACAAACAAAAGAGCGTCTTACAAATCCAATGGGTAATGTCAAAGCACATTATCTTGAGTCTGGTGTTAGAGACTTTGTGTTCTATGCACAAAAGATCATGAATACACCTTCGATCATCGAACCAATCATCGAAGCGCAGTTGGCTAAGAAGTTGGCGCAAGATAAACGTGCCGCTACTCTAGCCCAAAAGAACCTACGCAAGGTAAAAGTAGCAAAGCACATTGCCGCTAACAAGCCTGATGCTACACTTAAGATCGTAGAAGGCGACTCTGCTATGGGGTTCCTACTGAAAGTTCGTGATGCGGATAAAGTGGGTGCTATGCCGCTTAGAGGGGTCATTATGAATACTTGGGATATGAAGCCAGCAGACGTTCTAAAGAATAAAGAATTGTCTGAGTTAGTCGCTGTACTTGGTTTGAATATCAATGATCCAGATAGTGTGGATAATATGCAGTATGAGAATATCGCAACTCTAACAGATGCAGACCATGATGGTATTGGACACATTAGTCCATTACTGATTGCTTTCTTCTACAAGTTTTGGCCTAGACTATTAAAAGAGCGCAAGGTTAAGATAACTAGAACGCCAATCATGATCTCTTCTAAAGGCAAAGATGTTAAGTGGTTCTATACTTACGAAGAAGCAACAGCATTTAAAAATAATGATAGTACATGGAAACATCGTTACATCAAAGGATTGGGTTCACTCACCGAAGAAGAATATGATGTGATTATTAACAAGCCTGTTTACGATACTGTGACTGTTGATGATGTCTCTATGTTCCAGATGATGTTTGGTAAAGATTCAGCATTACGCAAACAGTTCATGTTTTCATAGGGGTTGACAACAATTGGAAAGACTGATAAGATTCAGATTGTGGTATAAGAAGCTAAGAGGGCAACCATTTGGTTATAAATGGTATAACTGCATTGCTTGGTCGATATATAACAGTAAGCATTATGATATAGATGGGAATTATCTGAAATGAGTAAAATGGGAAATTATGTGGTAGAGTTGCAAGAGCAACAAACAGAACAAGAAGCACAGGATCAGTACGAAGAGTACGAGCCTTACTTTGAATCAGATGAGGATGGACGATGAGCCTAATGGAATTTGCTGTGGATAGCGGTACAAACGATTACCCTATTAGTAAAGTTGCCAGAAACGAATGGTTAGACTTTGCTATGTATACAGTTGAGTCTCGTGCTATCCCTAATATGATTGATGGACTGAAACCAGTTCAGAGGTTTTATTTGTATTCATCATTGCTAAACTCAAAGCGTGACTTCAAAAAGGTATCGGCTGTTGCAGGTATCATTTCAGATTATGGCTACAATCATGGTGAAACATCAGCCGCAGGTGCAGGTCAGCTTATGGCGGCATCTTGGAATAACAATGTTTGCCTTGTAGAAGGTAGGGGTTCATTCGGTACTAGACTTGTTCAACAAGCAGGTGCGGCACGTTATGTATATACTCGTGTACATAAAAACTTTGAGAAGTATATCAAAGACATTGAGTTGTCACCAGTACATGCTGATCCAGAACACGAACCACCATCATTCTACTTGCCTGTACTACCTTTAGTATTGGCTAATGGTGCTAAGGGTATCGCTACTGGCTTTGCTACTAGTATTTTGCCAAGAAGCACTAAGCATCTTGCTAAGGCTGTAAAGGAATACCTTGAAAAGGGTTCTATTGCACGAAAGCTTCCCATCACGTTCCCTGACTTTAGTGGTAAGGTAGAATATGATAAAGAGAATGACAAATATCAAGTTATTGGTTCTTTCGAACGTAAGAGCAAAACAGTTATGGTCATTACTGAGGTTCCTTATGGGTATGACCGTGAAGGTTATATCAAGGTACTCGACACGTTAGAAGACAACAACGATATCGTGTCTTATGAAGATAAATGTGATAAGACTGGTTTTCGTTTTGAAATCAAATTAAAGTTGGCTTCTGCCAATGCTTGGACTGACGAACGTATTATCCGTAAGTTTAAATTGAGCAAACCTTTATCTGAGAACCTTACAGTTATTGATCAGAATGGTAAGCTACGTGAATATACAAATGCGCGTGACTTGATTAAAGACTTTGTGGATTATCGATTGACAATCCTACAACAAAGAATTAATCTCCGAAAAGAAGAAGAAGTTGAAGAATCACGTTGGCTAAAGGTTAAGATGCAGTTCATCAAAGCCGTGCTAGATGGGACAATTCAATTCAAAAACAAAAAGAAAGATGTTGTTGCCACCCAGATACTAAAAGTTACTGATGCGTTGAAATTAGATGTTGACAAACTTCTCAGAATCAATATGCTATCACTGACGGACGAAATGGTTAAAGACCTCAAACAACAAATCGAGAGTTCTAAAGACCGATTAAAGTTCTGGAAGACAACAACGCCTAAAGCTCAGTATGAGAGCGACTTATTGGAGATTTAAATGTACTACACTGCTTACGCCAAACCGAAAACAATATCAAACAAGTTGATGGATAAAGTTGTCGTGTTTGCTTGTGACTTTCTTGACATTGATGTTGACCTAGAGATAGAGTTCGAAGGTGTAGAGAATGGTGGTTACGTTGACTTTGAAGAGGGTGAAGATATTGTTGTGGGTATTAACCCAAAGCAAACTAAGAACGAATTGATACGTACTATCTTTCATGAAATGGTTCACGTTAAGCAGTATGTTCAAGGTGACTTATCTCACACAGACTCAGACAATCTGTGGAAGGGTGAAGTTGTTGATGTTCCTTATATGGATCGTCCATGGGAAAAAGAAGCGTATGAGCAAGAAGAAGCAATGTGGCATATTTTTACAAAAGAGATTGGCGTATGATACTTGATATTGATGTGCATGAAGAGTATGATGCTTTGATTGAAGACTTTGTTTATTACATATGTAAACACTATGGTATTCTACCACGTAGGGTTTCAATAGAAACTGCCGACCTTGTTGGCAACAGAGGATTGTGTTTTGACGACTCGGATGGTGAGTATACTATCTTGATTAAGAAAAGTGATGATATGGGTCAGATGTTTGCAACAGTTGCACATGAGATGATTCACGTTAAGCAGTACATGACACAAAGTCTTGGTAAGCTACTTGATGAAAAAATAGAACTACCATATGAGTCTCGTTGGTGGGAAGAAGAAGCTTTTAATGGTGCAATACCTCTTGTAGAATCTTTTGCAAATAAGATAAAACTTTTTGGTTGACACCTAATAATGATTAGTGTATTATACACTTAACCTAAGAAAAGGAAAACAAATGACCGTCGATTTAACGTTCTTTGAGGTATCAGATACCCAACGAGAAGTGGCGAAATTAGGACGTCGTATGATGCAGTATTCAGAAGAATTTAAAGACTCTGATACACCAGTAGAAATTCTCAATGCGTTTTCTCGTGTTGGTGAAAATCTTGCAGAAAATGCATCAGACAAAATGTCTTTATCTGATCTTGATAAGATGGTTGTTAAATATGCGAGGAAAGTATTATGAGTTTTGAGACATCTTATGAAGATCAAGTAACAGTCGAAATTATGGATTGGGCTTTGGATACCATGCCTGATGAAGTTATAGGAATGACGCTAGAAGATATTACAGATAAATATTGGAAAGCACATTTAGGAGAAGTTGAAAATACAGATAATTTTTCTGTATTGCCAGATTTTGATGAAGACCTTATAACAGATTTAACAAAAACTTATGGGAAACAACCAAATGAAACATCTTAACTTAATAGTATTGGTAGCCGCCCTGGCTACTTCATCACAAGCTATGGCAAATTCGAAACCAACTAAAATCAAAGTTTTCGATCACACTAAGACCGTAGTAGTCAACAACCCTAAAAAAGTACGTGAGTGTCGTGACGTGAAAGTTCCCGTTTATGACCAGTACCAAACCGAAGGTGATGCGGCAGGTGGCGCATTTCTAGGCATGATCCTTGGTGGATTGCTTGGTAAGGGAGTAACTGGTGACGATGGTGGTGCGGCGGCTGGGGCGGTGATCGGTGGATTAGTAGGCGCTGACAAAGGTGCTAGACCAAAGACAGAAACAGGTATAATCGGCTATTCACTAGAAGAACGTTGTGACATTGTTACGATTAACCAAGAAACAGTTAGAGAGGTTTACAGCCACTCCACAATTCGTTTCCATTTAAATGGTGAGCGTTATGTGTTGGATTTCCAACGATGACAGAAATTATTATGTGTAATATAGCCTTTTGGATACCACTATATTCAGTAGGCTATTTCATTCAAAGCGTAATGCAGAAAGCAATAGATAACTCATGAGTAAATATAAGTTAGCCAGAAATGGCTCATTCGTAAGACATATTGTAATGATCGGTAGTAAACTTGATAACTTTAGAAAACATGAAATAGTTGACTTAGAATTTGATACACACAAAGCGGCTGAAGAAGTTGCAACAGTTTTAAATGCAGAAGTTGTGGACTTGTCTGCAAAATTGGCGGCATAAGAATTAGTTTCCTTAGCTCAGTTGGATAGAGCAACTGCCTTCTAAGCAGTAGGTCGTAGGTTCGAATCCTACAGGGAACGCCAGAACGTGTTGGGTAGCACCAACTAGTATGGGTTAGCAATCCCCATATGGTGAGAAGTGATGTAGCAGTCACAACAAAAGGCTCGATGGAAGTATCTCGGCAGGTGCATGTCGTTAGCGAGGTAGGGGTGGAGTTATACCAAAGAATATCTAATGTTCTACGATATTTGACTTAGAAGCTCCCCTTGCGTACCGCCTTAACTTTATAGATGGATATATTAATGCCTACAATTAACAATGACAAAGACCTTACGCTAAAAGAATTGACCAAAATATTTACTGATAATGGATTAGAATATTTTGTGAAGCAAGGCAAAGGAACAGTAGTACAAATCCATTTTATAGTGAAAACAGATGAGTAAAGTTCTTGTAACAGGAGCTACTGGATATATTGGTAGCCATGTAGTCAAACTTCTCGCTGAAATGGGACATGAAGTTTATGGTATTGACGTTAACTTCCACGGTGAACACAACAATGTTGAAAAGTATTGTAGCCTAAAGCTACAAGATATTACATGGGATATTAAGTATCGTTCAGAATATGATGCTGTTGTTCATCTTGCTGGTAGGAGTGTCGTACCACAAAGTCTTATAGAACCATCTGAGTATTATAGAGTGAATACGATGGGAACAAACAATTTATTTAATCACATCGATACACCTCACATTATTTTTGCGAGTACGTCTAGTGCATTTGAAATGGCATCTCCATACGCACGATCTAAAGTAGCGGCTGAGGATATCATAAAGGAGAAGTCCAATGGGCATACTATTTTCCGCTTTTTTAATGTCTCTGGTTCTAATGGTGTTTATAGGCAACTTGGCTCTGCCACTCATCTTATTCGTCGTTGTGCTATGGTTGCTGCTGGAAATCTTTCCCACATTGATATATTTGGCGTGGATTATCCTACTCGTGACGGTACTTGTATACGCGATTATATACATGTCAGTGATCTTAGTTCTGCTATAGCAAAATCAGTTGAGACTGGCGCACTAAATACAGAGTATGAATGTTTAGGTGGTAATGTGGGATACAGTGTTCTTGAAGTTGTCGATGCAATGAGGCGTGTGACTGGAAAGAACATAGACACGGTTATTAAAGGTAAAAGACAAGGTGATGCAGTATCATCAGTTGTTGACAATCTGAGTAAATGTGTTACACTTACTAAGACTTTAGAAGATATGTGTTTAGATCAATATAAGTTGGAACTAACACTTTAATGGAACGTAGCATAATGGTAATGCATCGCTTTTTGGTAGCGCAGAGTATAGGTTCGAGTCCTATCGTTCCAGCCAAAAAAAAGTATTTGACAAGCTAAACGAATCATAGTATTGATTGGTCATCAACTATGAAAGAGAGCAAAAAATGTCCTACGATTATTCAGACGATTGTATTTCAGACTTTCACAAAGAAGTGTACGGTTTTCGTCCTTCTTTTGAGTACATGCAAGAGTGGAACGCAAGTTCACCTTCTCAAAAGCAAAAGGTATGGGATGAATATGCTCGTATCAACGAAATTCAGATGATCGAAGCCAAAGAACAAGAAGAGGCTGACATCGAAAAGTTTGAAGCACGTATCCAAGATGTTATTAGTATTGGTGCGGGAAATCGTATTACTGCTTTAGAATGGATTGCTGATAGCGAAACTTTCTATCATAGCCAAGACGTCGAACATTTTGTTTGGCAACAAGGCGTATTATTTACACCCTATGGTAGGCAACTGATTAAAGACCTGTTGATGGTTGTAAAGTATAAGGAGTGCGCGTAATGGAAGTTAAAAGATACCGACACAAGATTGACTTAAACACAGTACACACTTTTGGGTCTTATGGTTGCAACTTATATACAGAAGAAGGCGAGTTCGTAGAAGCTCGTGTATTTCACAATATCTCTGGACAAATGTTTCATAATGAAATTCGTGAGATAGCTATGTTTGAAAATCTTCGTGTAGAAAGTTTAGCCTACTAAAACTTGACAAATCTCATTTTTTGTGGTACTATAAATTAATAGGTACTAGTAATGGAATAGATATGGATAAGAATAAGACTATAGGTGAATTGTTTATACAATATCTTAGATTTGTATCTCCTGTTAATGATAAGGGTGAGAAATGAAGGTTACAGTTGTTCAAGATGACATTACATCTGAGATTAGTCGTATCATGGATTATGAGTTTGATGGTACTACTACGTTCTATCCTCATGAGTTTAGTGCTATTGATCGTGAGACTACGCTTAAAGACTTTGGTGTTGGTTTGATTGTCGGACCTTCTGGTTCTGGTAAGACAACTTTGCTTAAAGAGTTTGGTCAAGAGGTTGAACCTGTTTGGGATGGTGATAAGTCTATCGCTTCTCATTTCAAGGATATTGATGATGTACAAGATCGTTTAGGTGCTGTTGGGTTTAACAGTATTCCTTCTTGGTTACGTCCTTATCATGTGTTATCTAATGGTGAACAGTTTCGTGCTAGATTAGCTCGACAGTTAGATAGTAATATCGTTGTTGATGAGTTCACATCTGTTATTGACAGAGACGTTGCCAAGAGTTGTTCTAATGCTATTTCTAGGTACGTTAAGAAACGTGGGTTAAAGAACATTGTATTCTCATCTTGTCATTATGACATCATTGAGTGGTTGCAACCAGATTGGGTTTTTGACACTCATACTGGTAAGCTGACCACAAGGGGGTATCATCGGCCAGACATTGTTTTGGAAATCTTACCTTGCACCAGAGACATCTGGACGATCTTCAGCGACCACCACTATCTCGACGGAAACATCCACACAGGTGCATCATGTTGGATTGCAGTCTGGAACGACAGACTTGTCGGATTTCTTTCTAGCTTAAGCTTTCCTTCTGGCACTTTGAAGAATGCTTGGCGAGGTCATCGTACCGTCGTTTTGCCAGAGTTTCAAGGTTTGGGAATTGGTGCTAGAATGACAGAAGCTATGGGAGAATTACACTTAATAGAAGGTAAAAGATATTTTACAAAAACGGCTCACCCTAGATTGGGAGAGTTTCGGAATAATTCTGATAAATGGCGTGGTACATCTAAGAATGGCGTCGCACGTTTAGATTACAATACCAATGACACTACCTTTGGTGGGCTTGCTGGTGGCTTACAAAAACATATGCACAGAATGTGCTACTCACATGAATACATAGGAGATAAAAATGAAGTATTATAATATTAGACCAACTATGAAAAAGTCTGTAGTTGAATTTGAAATTTATCGCAAAGGAAACAAAGAAGAAGGTTTTCAATACGCAACCAAAGAACTTGGTTGGCGTTCTGGTGACTTCACAATTTTTGTTCCAGAAACATCTGAAGAAATTGATACTTGGATTGAAAATAGACCAGACGGTCAATGGACACGCGAAGATGTAGATGATTATATTGCCCAAGGTGGAAACCCATTTATGCCTAGTGAAGATGATACATTTATCGAACTAGAAGAATACGAATGGGAACTAGACAACACTTGGGAT